TAGAAGATATAAAAAGATACATGGTGCAATCAAACACTTCACACCCCTATGGGAAGGTAGAAAGTTTGTACCTGATTGGAAGAACTTTTTAACACCACACCCACAATGCTTTAGTGGGCATGATGATTTGAAGACAGATGAGAGTTTTCCTATTGAAGCATACAGAGCATTTTATAAAGTTGACAAACTTAGATTTGCTAGATATAAATACACACAGAAACCACAATGGCTAGAGGAGAAACAAATTGCCTGAGTTATCAGCTAAAAGAAAGGGAGACATATCTGAGTTACAAGTTACCACACATTATTTAGAAAAAGGTTATGACGTTTTTAGAAATGTATCTAGCACAGGTATAATAGATTTAGTTGTCTTCTGCCCTAAAACAAAAAATTTTTTCTTGTGTGATGTAAAAACAATGACTCAATACAAAAGAGAAGATGACATAATAAATATACATACCAATGCAACAACGGAAGAACAAAGAAAGGTAGGCATAGAAGTAGTAGCATTATATCAAGGAAAATTATACAAAGACCCAATTAGAATAAAGGAGAAATTTAAAGATGAAAGTAAAACAGTTAGTTAAAATATTAGAAGCAGTAGATGATAAGCTACCTGCTGATATGTACGAGTTAGATGAAATAGAGCATCACTCTACAAACCACGATGAACCAATACGTATTGCAGATATGGATGTAATACATTTAGTTAGAGCATTTAGACATCAAGAACGTAAATTGACCAATCAATTAACTGTTGATGTGATATCCAAATTAGCAAGAGAACGTGATATGTGGAAAGAGAAAGCTATGAACATGGTTGAGAAAGAGACATATGAAGCAGTTAAAGAAGCTCTAGCTGAAGTGAATAGACAACCTACTGTAAAGTCTGAAGCATACGACATAGCTTGGAAAGAAGTAGATAGGTGGAAAGCTAGAGCAGAAATGTGGAGAAAGGAATATGAGAAGGCAACACACAAGAAGGGTTGTAACTATGTATTCAGCGAGATACCTAACGACACAGATGGTCAAGAGTTTGTTGACACTATGAAGAAGTATCTTAACAAAGACTCATACAAGATGAGAGTACGTGGACAACATATCAAGGAAGAACTCAAGAGTACAGGTGCTACCTATTGGGGTCAAGGTTTGAATGAGTCATCACATATGAGAGTTTATGTGGATGTTAAGTAAAGATAAATCACAAGAACGTATGGAGTTGGAGAACATACGTAAACAATTCATGTTGCTGACAGGCAAAGATGGATGTACTCAATATAACACAGATGCTATTACAAAATTATGTAATGCATTGCAACAAATAGAGGAGAAGATATGATACAGTTTTTTTATACTACATTTGCTTTAGCATCTATGTATCTAGTGTATGTCATAGCAACCAAATTAGCTATGTAAACAATGGATATATGGAGAACAAATCCTAATATGTTAGTTCCTTACTATCTCATGCACTCATATTTATATTATGTTATGAATGAACCTATCATTGAGGACACAGAATATGACGAGATATGTAGGGAGCTAAAGGAGAAGTGGGATAGTGTAGAACATTATCACAAACACTTAGTAGATAAGCAATCATTAGGTGCAGGAACAGGTTATGAGTTACAATATAATAAACGTATTGAACTTGCATCACTTGCATTGCTCAATAAAAGTAAGGAGAAATAAAATGAGCAAACATAATTGGAAATTTGTTAGACACAATTCAAAAGGCGAGGCAATTTTTAGAAAAGATACTAATGAAACTCTAGAATTTGTTGAAAAATATTTACAAGATAATAAAATAGATTACATGGTAAATATTCCTGCCTCTATGCTTTGGATTACTAATGATGAAGCAAAAGAATATGTTTATTATTGGACTACAGGAAGGTGGGCAAGAAGACAACGTGCTTATGATAAGCATTATCACAGTAATGGTATAGAAGATTTTGTTACAAGATTTCTAAATAGGTTTGCTGAACAAAACAAAAAGGAAAGACAAGATGCAGTTAAAAAACTTAGTCAATGATTATTATTTATCCTTTGATTTCAAGAACTTACGAGAAGAAACTAAGAAACAATATCAATATTTTCTTGGGGTAATGCTTGATACAAAAATAGAAGAGAAGGCATTATCTAAACACGACTACACTAAGTTATCCACACGTTATGCAAAAACTGCATATAACATTTGGTGTGAGAAAGGTGTGCCTATGGCTAATCATGTTATGTCAGTCACACGAGTTGTCTTTAATCACGGTATCAGAGAGGAGCTATGTAATGTTAATCCTTTCGCTAGTGTACGTAAGAGGGTCTCTGAGAGGCGAAAGGTAGTTTGGGCTAGGGAAGATGTCCAAAAGTTTTTAGATACTGCATACAGCGATTTTAACACCCGTAATTTAGGTATCATTGGTCACATGGCATATGCTTGGTGTCAAAGGTTAGGAGATATGAGGTTACTAGAATGGTCTGCAATAGACTTCGATAAGCAAACAGTACACATAGAGCAATCAAAACGTAAAGCAGATGTATATTTACCTATTGATGATGACTTATTTGATATGTTAAGGCAACAAGAGCAAGACTTTGGCTTCCAAAAGTATGTTGCACCAAGACCAAAAGCTATAAAGGGTGAATACAGACCTTATTCTCTACATAAACTGCCTGTATTTGCTAGGAAATTAATGCAACAGGCAGGTTTATCTGATGAGTTGCGACTGTCTGACCTAAGAAGGACAGGTACGACAGAAATGGTGGATGCAGGTGTAGGAATAGGGCAAATTATGTCAGTAACAGGGCACTCTAATCCTAATAGTGTTAAACCATACATGAAAAATACTTTAATTAGTGCAAATTTTGCATTGACAGAACGAAAAAAGCATGATACAAGCATAACAAATGCCGACAAAGAAAGTGTATAATACATGAGTAATATATATAACATTGTAAATGATATGAACATTAGCAATGGTGTTACAAAAAGAACTAACTGTCCTAATTGTGGTGGGTATAATACTTTTACTGTTACAAATAATATGGGTAGTCTTGTGTGGAATTGTTATAAGGCTTCTTGCAACATAAAGGGTGGTACACGTATTCATTTATCTGTAGATGACATACGAACTAGCTTTGGTGGAGTCAAGGAATTTGCTGAAGAAAGTTTTAGACTACCTGACTATATCATTCCTTATACAGGTGAAAATTATTATGGTATAGATAATAAACATTTAATGTATGATGTAAAAGAAGATAGAGTTGTGTTTGTAGTCAAACATAATGATGAGATTGTGGATGCTACAGGTAGGTCTTTGAAAAATAAACTACCTAAGTGGAAACGTTACGGAAAAAGCACCTTGCCTTACACCTTTGGTTGTGGTAAGGTCGCAGTAGTTGTTGAGGATTGTGTGAGTGCGACAATAATAGGTAATGATGTATTAGTTGGGGTAGCTGTGTTGGGTACATCACTTTCTGATTCGCATAAGAATTATCTTGCACAATTCTCAACAGCGATAATAGCATTAGACCCTGATGCTTTACCTAAGACATTATCCTTCGCCAAAGAACTGAGAGGATATGTAAACAATATAAAAGTTGTAAAATTGAAAGATGATTTAAAATATAAAAACGAAGAAGATATGGATAGATTGCGATGCCTTATATAAAATGGGATAACAAAAAATCTGATGATGATATGTGCCCTAACTGTTATGAAAAGGACATGAAGAGGCTAGGAAAGAACGGAAGGTTTTGCAGGTCTTGTAAAACTAAATTTTTAAAACCCTATAAATTAAGGAGAAAATAAATGGAGTTATCATTAATAAGAAGTTTAATGGATAAAGAGTTCTATGATGAACATAGAGGAGCTAAATGTCCTGACAGATTGTTTAGCAAAGATGTAAGAAAGATTAAACAGTCTATAGATAAGGCTATAGAGAGATACAATAGGTCTGTTACACCTGATGAGATAGAGGCTTTGTTTATGACTTCTAACCCTACATTTACAACGGCACAAAAGGCTGTCTATAACAGTCTGTTCAATCGTATAAAGAAAGAACAGGCAATGGGAGTAGACATAGCACAAGAAGTGTTGTCTAAGTTGTTTCAACAAGTTATTGGAGAAGACATAGCTAATTTAGGTTTTGATTATGTTAATGGAGACAAGAGTAGTCTTGAACCCTTGAGAAGTTTATTAGAGAAGTATGGGGATGACTTTACACCAAATCTTAATATTGAGTGGGATGATATTGATTTAGATACACTTCTAGCTAAAAATGATTTGGAAGCACGTTGGAGTTTTAACATACCAACTCTTACAAAAGTTATAGAAGGTATAAATGCAGGTCACTTGATTGAGGTAGGTGCTAGACCTAACACAGGTAAGACATCTTTTCATGCTAGTTTAATTGCTAGTCCACAAGGGTTTGCACATCAAGGTGCTAATTGTATAATCTTATGTAACGAAGAATCTGCTCACAGGGTTGGTGCAAGATACCTGACGGCTGCCACAGGCATGACTATGCAAGATATTAGAAAGAACCCTAGTCGTGCAAGAGACTTGTATGCACCTGTTAAGGAAAGAATCAAGATAAAGGATGCAACAGGTCGTGATATGTCATGGGTTGAAAGTGTTTGTAAATCGTACAAGCCCGATGTCGTTCTCTTGGATATGGGAGACAAGTTTGCTACTACAGGTGGATTTGCTAGGACAGATGAAGCATTAAAAGCTAATGCAGTATATGCTAGACAAATAGCTAAACAGCACGAGTGTGCTATGTTTTACATGTCACAACTTAGTGCAGATGCAGAGGGCAGGATAGAGCTTAATCAGTCTATGATGGAAGGCAGTAGAACAGGTAAAGCCGCTGAAGCTGACCTCATGCTTTTGATAGCGAAGAATCCTACTACAACTGTAGATGGTGATGAAGAAGATACACAAAGACATATTAATGTTGTCAAAAATAAGTTGACAGGTTGGCATGGTCGTATAGAATGTAATCTTGAGTATAGAACAGCGAGGTATGTAGTATGATTACAAAGTGTAATACATGTGATATAGAATTAACAGATTATAATTGGAGTTCTTCATGGAAGAAAACAAATAGAACACAATGCAAACAATGTTCTTTTGAATATAATAAAAATTCTAATCCTAATAGAATGTATGTTAATGGAAAATATATACCACAATCGCACCCTCTGTATAAGGCAGGCAATTATAGAACTTTCAATGATGCAGCTTTCTCTTCTTTTGAAAAGTTAGATAGAGTTTTAGAGGGATACATTTATGCTATTAGTAATCCTGCTTGGGAAGGTTGGGTAAAAATAGGCATGGCAGTTGATACCGAAGACAGATGTAATGCTTATCAAACTTCAAGTCCTTTTCGTGACTATAAGGTTGAAGTATCTGTATCTGTAACAGATAGAAGAAAAGCAGAGGGGGAAGCTCATAAGAAAGCTAAAGAATTAGCTAGTGAGTATGCAGGGGAATGGTTTAAAATATCAGTAGAAAAAACAAAAGAAATAATACAGGAGTTAAAATGAGATTAATATTAGACGTAGAAAATACTGTAATAGAAAGAGATGGCAAGCTACACCTAGACCCTTTTGAAGAAACAAATTCTTTAGTTATGGTTGGTTTGCTAAATGCTAATAATGAAGAAACAATAATTACCTTTGACCATAGTGAAGTAGAGCCTACACCAAACGGGCATGAAATTGTGCAAAAAGCATTAGATGATGCGACTATACTTATAGGACACAACATAGCTTATGATTTAGTTTGGTTATGGGAATCAGGATTTAAGTACAATGGTTCAGTTTTTGACACTATGTTAGGAGAGTATGTATTACAACGTGGTCAAAAGAAACCTTTATCTCTTGAAGCCTGTGCTGAAAGATATGAGTTAGCTACACAAAAAGAAGGTACTCTAAAAAAATACTTTAGTGAGGGATATACAACTAGAGATATACCCCATAAAGAGCTAAGTGATTATCTGAGTGCAGACTTACATGCTACCAAGGAACTCTCTGATAAATTATATGTAAGATTAAATAGTAGTAGTGATTCACCTCTGTTAAACACAGTGTTACTTACAAATGAGGTAGCTTGTTGTTTAGCACGTATATATAGAAGAGGTTTTTCTGTTAACATGGAAGCATTAGATGCAGTGCAAAAAGAGTTTGAGAATGAGAGAAGACAATTAAATACAGACTTACATGCTCATACAGCTAATCTTATGGGTGATACGCCTATAAATTTGAATAGTCCTGAACAATTATCTTGGGTTATCTATGGTAGGAAAATTAAAGATAAGACAGAGTGGGCAAATTCAATAGACCCTTACATGGATGATGTGGATTTTAGAAACTTGATAATACAAGGAACAAAAGTTTTATATAAAACACGTGCAGAACAATGCCAAGATTGTGAGGGTAAGGGAGAAATATTTAGAATGAAAGTAGATGGCAATCCTTATGCAAAAGCAAGTAGATGTAAAACATGTAATGGTCAAGGTTACGTTTTCACAAACACAGATAAGGTTGCAGGCTTACGATTCAGACCGCCTAGTCCTAAGTGGGCAAGTGCTAATGGTTTCTCTACATCCAAATTAAATATAGAAACTTTAGAGAGGGCAGCTCGTGCTAAGAATATGACAGATGCTGTAGACTTCTTATCTAAAGTTAGAAGATTAAGTGCAGTAGAAACTTACTTATCATCTTTTGTTGAAGGTATAAAGATACACACAAAGAAAGATAGAAAGTTACATGTGAGATTACTACAACACAGAACAGCTACAGGTAGATTTAGTGGTGCAGACCCTAACATGCAG